ATTGCTTGATACTCAGCAAAGTTGTTTGTTTTGTCGTTTCCTAAGTAAACTCCATTCCAAGAAACGAATTTAGCACCGTTTTTGATTACGTAAGCAGCCGCAGAGGGTCCAGGATTGCCTCTTGAGCCTCCATCAACGTATATTTTCATAGCCTCTCCAGGATCGTTTTTCATGTGCTTTAGGTAGGTAGATACCTATTTCTTAAAATAATCGCTCTACGGGCTTACAGGAGCGTTCTGCTGACTATTCTATTCAGAATCAAGGGTGTTATTTTTCTTAATTTCTAATGCTAGCTCTACACAGTGCTCTTTTGCCCATGTAATGTTGTAAGCATCTTGAGACAACACTCCGTCCGGCCAACGTACTCTGAACATACCTCTTTCGTCCTTTACAACGCTGAACAGAGTCTCTCCATTAAACTGTAGATCACTATCTTTCCATTTGAAATCTTTTCTAGCAAAGTGTCTCATTGTAAATTCCTCTTTCTATTCCTAATCTGATACTTTCCTTTAGAAAGAACAGAAGCTCTTATATCGTTCCCTAGAGCGGTATTAATCCATTTCTTATCAAAAGCTTGAGCATTAGAGAGTTTATCTGTTCCGTCAGTAAATATTAGAAGAAACTCTATAGTATTATTAGAAGTATTATTCTTTAGATTAAGTTCTATAGTCTCATTAGGGTATTCTTCTATAAACCAATCCATTAGTTTACCGTATTCTCTTATAACGTCTTCAATCATTTCTTAAGACTTTCTTCTAGAGCAATTACAATCTTTTGACCTATATCTTTAGTAGACTTAGTCCAATCTACCCAATTATCAGTTAACCACTTTTGATTAGCTTCTAAAGTGTTTAATCTAGACTTAAGTATCTCTATTTCGATTTCTAAAGGCTGTTGACTCATTTATTGACTTTCCTTAAATTATAGTATATAATATTAGACCGAGGTGTATCATGTCCGAATGTCCATATGGTCAGTTAAACGAGACCACAGTAAACAACATCATGTCCTCTCTGAATATCGAACATCTACAAGATATATCAGCAGGGGCTGTATACGCAGTTCAATCCTTCTTCCAAGATCAAGGTATCACATTTCCAGTGCTGAATCAAGCGGTGGACATGTTTAAATTGTTTAAAAATGGTAACGGCAACGGAATCTTATGGGTATTCTATGAAGGATGTACTAGAGGGTATGTCGGTATGGATTCTGTAGGACTACAACATTTCACTAATACAATATTAGGAATACCTCTGTAATGCCTTTTACTAAGACAAAAGGTGGTAAATATAAATCTCCTTCTGGGCGTACTTTTACAAAAGCCCAAGTAAGGGCGTATTACGCAAAGAAAGGAAAAAGATAATGGATGTACTTTCAGTTCGTGGTGCAGTCAATGCTTTTGTTTTTGGTATTTTATTCGGTTGGGGATGGTTAGTCGCTGCTAACATCGCCCGTCTAATCACATCACTAATAGGAGCTAGATAATGCCCGCAGGAAATCCAATGGGTTACTATAAACCCGCTAAGAAAAAGAAGAAGAGTAAGAAATAATGGCCACAATGTATGTCGCTGAATTTGCGGAGGGCTCTCTGAGCGCCCCCACAGTTGTTACAGCAGGTCCCCATGCAGAACAGACCGTAGCTATCGGCGGCACTTCAGCCGCAACTACCAATGCTTTCAAGAATAATACTTCCGTTGTTCGTATTCACGTTGACGCTATCTGTTCCATTGCTTTCGGTACTGCTCCCACTGCTACTGCATCCTTGATGCGTCTAGCAGCTAACCAGACAGAATACTTTAAGGTTCCTCGTGGTAAGGACTATAAAGTAGCTGTTATTACCAATACGTAAGGTGAACTATGAGTTTTCTACCACCTGAAGATATTTCTAAATTACGGTCTCTACTCGTAGTAATCACTGATCCTAAGCTGTATCAGGCTAAGATCGACGAATTAGCTAAGATTGACGAAACCTTAGTGGCTAAAGAGAAGTCTATTAACGATATGGCTAACACCATTCGTAATGAGCTTGAAACAGCCGTCAAAGAGAACAAAGCTGCTACTAAGGAACTTAAGGCTAAGTCTGAAGTATACGACAAGCAAATCGCTGAATTCTCTAAGACCGAGGAGAAATTAGCGTCTATGTCTGATTCTATCTATGTTCGTGAACAAGAGGTTGCTCTTAAGGAAAAGAACTTAGATAAGTTATCTGCTGATTTCGCTTCCAAAGAATCGTCTCTAGCGGCTCGTGAACAGAAGATCGTCAAGATCGAAGAAGAGTTAGCTGAACGTTCTAGCAACGTAGGCAAACTAGAGAATGAGCTTAAAGGTAAGCTTGCTCAGCTTAAAGCTGTAGTCGGATAATGGCTACTGCTACCATTACTCTCCAATCTGTCTGTGATGGCGGGGACCACGTAGTCCTCCGTCTAACTGTGGGTGCTAACACCTTTGACTATTCGTACCACGTAGACGAACTTCGTGAGGTAATTACCGAAGAACAAAGACGTAAAGCAGTCTCGATTATAACTAGATTCCATTGTGGTGGTATGACTAAAGCCCAGGCTAAAGCAGAACTACAAGCCCCTGGCATAGCAGTGAGTACTTCCTAATGGCTTTAGTTTCTACACCAGGATTAATTTATCCGCCTATATTTCCTTCTACAGGAACTCTGGCTCAGAACGGATTGCTTTCAACAGTAGCCGACGCTAATGGTGAAAAGATAGCTATGATTGGGCAAGTATGGTGGCCTGGCTTTACTAGCGGTACAAAGAACATAGACAAAATAGGTTTCTTGTTTGGAGCAGTAACGAAGACCAACGGGTCTACGGTAACTGTTAGTCTTCAAGATGTAGATTTTACTACAGGCATTCCCGTCAGACCTGATGGAACGCAGGATCAATCCATTACGATTGCAAATGCTGATGGTGGATTTGTTACTAATGCTTGGTATAATACAGGTTCTCTAAGCGCACAACGAACAGTCTCTTTTGGAGAGCACATGGCCGTTGTGTGGGAATTTGGATCATTTGTTGCAGGCGATCTATTTAACCTCCGCAATTTAAATAGTGGAGGTATGACTTCTTCTCCAACCCTTTTATTTACAGCATCTTGGGCGGCAGTAGCGGTTACTCAAAACGTATTGTTTCATTTTTCAGATGGGACTTATGGAACTTTTGCTTCTGCTTTACCATTGAACAACGCTTCGGTTGTTGCATTCGGAAACGCATCTAACCCAGACGAACGTGGTAATACTATTACTATGCCTTTCAAGGCAGTATGTGAAGGTATTTTAATTAATGCAAATCCTAATGGCGCGACAAATGAGTACGAAGTAATTTTATATGATGGTTCTGACAGTTCCGTATTAAGAACAGTTACTCAAGATGCCCAAGGAGTTTCTGCTTCCAATAGCTACTCATATCAAAAGTATATGTTCTCTTCCCCAATTACTCTAAATGCGGGATCAACTTACTATACAGTCGTTAAGCCTACTTCTGCGGGAACAGCAAACGTTCCTTTTATAGAAACTAACAGCGCGGATTATTGGCAAGCACATCCATATGGGGACACAAGTTGGCACGCAGTAACGCGGGTTGACGGTGGTTCTTGGACAAATGTGACTACTAGACGTTACCAAGCATATTTGATTCTACAGCAGATAGACGATGGCGCAGGCTCTGGGGGAGGCAGTGCGGTATACCGCCCTGTTAAATGTTTTTGAATATGGATTGGACCCTGAATATCGGTGCCCTGCTTAGTACAGGGCTTCAAGTCGTTGTCATGGCAGCTACAGTCATGGCAGTATTCTTTGGAATGAGAAGTGAAGTACGTGTTTTAAGACATGACGTAAGACATATAGAAGAACGCTTAGAACATCTTAGTGAAGCCTTCTCACAATTAGGAACCATACTTACTCAGGTGGCTGTGCAAGATACACGAATCAACATGATCGAAAAGAATATTGATGATCTTCGTCATGGTCGTGGTTTCGTAGACAAATAAGGTAGACCGTGCCTAAAAATAAGCTTACTCCTGAGATGACGCAGGAGATGTTAGAAAAACGTCATCTGTTAGAAAATGATCTTGTCGCTTTCATAGAGTTTGTACACCCCCGTAGAGTCCTGGGAAATATACACAGAGAACTAATTGAATGGCGCCAACGTTCAGACGCTAAATCACATCAGTTAGTTTTACTACCACGCGACCACGGTAAGTCTGCTTTCGCTGCATATGATGCTGCTCAAGCTCTTACGCGTGATCCAACAATTAGAATCTTGTACATTTCGAGTACAAGCAATCTTGCTGTTAAACAGCTTAAGTTCATTAAAGACATCTTAACTTGCGATAACTATCGGCGTATGTGGCCGGAGATGGTCGAGAGAGATGAAGCTAAACGGGAAAAATGGACCGAGCGTGAAATATCTGTTGACCACCCTCTTCGCAAAGAGTGGAATATACGTGATCCTAGCATCTTTACTGCTGGTCTTACTACTAACATTGTAGGAATGCATGCAGATAGAATTTACTTCGATGATGTCGTGGTTCAGAGCAATGCATATACCGAAGATGGACGGGAAAAAGTAAAAGAACAAGTAGGTTATTTATCATCCATTGCTTCGGCAAACGGAAGCCTCCTTGCGGTAGGTACACGGTACCACCCACTTGATGTCTATAATGATTTCATGGAAATGGAGGTAAATATATATGATGATTTTGGGAACATTCTTTCCACCGAGCCTTTGTTTGAGAAGTTTGAACGACAGGTTGAGTCTGTTGGAGATGGAACTGGAGAGTTTCTCTGGCCTAAGCAAAAGGGAAAGGAAGGAAGATGGTTCGGATTCGATCAGCAAATACTTGCATCGAAACGAGCGCAATACCTTAACCCGACTCACTTCAGGGCACAATACTATAACGATCCGTACGACCTCGACTCCGGCGCGATCGGAAGAGACAATTTCCAGTACTACGACCAAAATTACCTCTCCCAGCGAGACGGTAGATGGTACTTCAAAGGAGAAAGGCTAAACGTATGCGCAGCCGTGGATTTCGCGTACTCGACAAACAAAGCAAGCGATTATACTTCGATAGTTGTCCTAGGTACGGATTCTGCAAACAACCATTACGTACTGGAGATAGACAGATTCAGGACGGATCGTATAGCGGATTATTACGCACGTATATTGAAACTCTACGAGAAGTGGGGTTTTCCAAAGCTGCGAGCCGAGGTCTCTGTCGCCCAAACTGTTATCGTAAAAGATCTGAAAGAAAATTACATTCGCAAGCACGGTCTATCCCTAGCAATAGACGAGTACAGGCCCTCTAGATGGCAAGGATCAAAAGAGGAACGAATCAGGGCTACGCTAGAACCCCGTTACGCAAACAAACAGATGTGGCACTATCGTTCAGGAAACACACAAGCGCTAGAGGAAGAACTTCTGTTCGCAAATCCCGCTCACGATGACGTCAAAGACGCTCTCGCAGCAGCGGTCGATTTCGCAGTAGCTCCAATGAATTTCTTTAACATGAAGAAGGCTAGCATACCGCAGTTCCAATATCATGCTCGTTTTGGCGGAGTAGCTTAATGCCAGCTTTGTTTGAAAGACTCAAAAGACAGCTAGCTTCAAAAGGAGTCAAAGGGGCTGCAGGAATGGCTGCTGCTTTGTTAAAGAAACGTGGGCAGATGGATTCAAAAGGCAAACTAACTGCCAAAGGTAAGAAAAGACAAGCACTAGGCAACGCAGGCCGCGCTAAAGATCGTGCAGCTAAACGAAGCGGCGGAAAGCCTAGTGATTATAAATACAACCCTAAAACTAATAGGGCGACAAGGAAGAAATGACTGGTAAAGTTGTACAATTAGATGAGGTCCTAGAGCCGGACCAGATGGCGACGAAGATCACTGATCTTCACATCACCTGGGATAATATGCGGCAGACTAGGAAGAATATGTGGCGAGAGGTACGTGAGTACATCTACGCTACGGATACCACGATGACGACTAACAGTCAGCTTCCGTGGAAGAATAAGACTACTATTCCTAAGTTGTGTCAGATCAGAGATAATCTGTATTCGAACTACTCAGCAACGCTGTTCCCTCAACGTAAGTCTATTACGTGGGAGGCAAATGAACGTGATGCAGCGTCTGTTCATAAACGTGATTCCATCGTTAATTACATGGAATGGGTTATGGATCAGCCGCAGTTCAAACACGAGATGGACAAGATAATTCTTGATTACATCGACTATGGCAACTGTTTCGTAACAGTTGAGTGGACTGACAACAGGGTTTTATCTGAAGACGGAATGACACAGATGGGCTATGTAGGCCCGTCTATTCGCCGTATCAGTCCTTTAGATATTGTCTTCAATCCTACTGCTGAAACCTTCGTTCATGCACCTAAGATCATTCGTTCCATCATTTCCATGGGCGAACTCAAGGATATGCTTGAGAAGTTATCCAATACAGAGAACAGAGAAGAGTACGAAGAGTTATGGAAGTACTTAAAAGGTATTCGCGAGAACGCCAGCAATTTCCAAGGAGACTGGCAGGAACGAGACGCAATGTATCAAATGGAGGGATTCTCTTCCTTCAGAGATTACTTACAGAGCGACAGCGTGGAAGTTCTAACATTCTACGGGGATATATGGGACAGCGAAACAGAGACCTTCTGGAAGAATCACGTCGTAACCGTAGTGGATCGACACAAAATAATCGGACGGCGACCCAACGCATCCTACTTCGGGTATCCGCCCATTTTCCACGCAGCTTGGAGAGTAAGGCAGGATAACCTATGGGGGATGGGACCGTTAGACAATCTCATCGGTATGCAGTATCGTTTAGATCACGTCGAAAATATGAAAGCGGACGTTTTCGATCTCGTTACTTACCCGGTCCAGAAAGTGAAAGGGTTTGTCGAAGACTTTACATGGCAGCCCGGAGAAAAGATTTACGTCTCCGAGGAAGGCGATGTGGAGATGTTAGTACCTGATGTCAATGCATTACAAGCCAATTTCGAGATACAAAACCTTGAACGACTTATGGAAGAAATGGCGGGGGCACCAAGAGAAGCCATGGGCTTCAGGACCCCAGGTGAGAAAACTAAGTACGAAGTATCACGTCTTGAAAATGCATCGTCACGAGTATTCCAGAATAAGATCAATCAGTTCTCCGAACAAATTGTTGAACCGGCTCTTAACGCAAAGCTTGAGCTGTCGAGACGAAATCTCACAGGAGTTAATACAATCAAGGTGTTTGACGACGAGTTTAAGGTTGCATCCTTCCAAGACCTTACCGTTGAGGATATTACTGGAATCGGCCGCATTAAACCGATCGCAGCGCGCCACTTTGCTGAGCAAGCTGATCTCATTCAGAACCTCACAAGTCTGACAGCATCTAATCTCTGGCCGGTAGTTCAGCCTCACTTCTCTTCGCAGAAGCTGGCTAAACTGTTAGAGAAGATATTTAACCTCGAAGACCTAGAAATTGTAACTCCATATGTTGCTATCGCCGAACAGGCTGAAGCACAAAAGATTGCTCAATCGTTAGAAGAGCAGACCCTAATGGCTGCTGGGACTGCTACTGGAATGGGAGAAGACTTCGACAATGAAGTCATGCAAGCACAAATGACGCAGCCTTTACCAGAAGCTGAGACCCAACAGTAATGTATACAGATTGGACTAAACACCTTAGAGACCCTAAGGAGAAGGCCGAATTCGAAAGAACAATTCAAGGTTCCAAGATTGCTCTCGATAGACTTAAGGTATTACTAGATGAGAAAGAACAAGTTCTAAATCAATCAGAAATGTCTTTTGATACTTTCGATAAACCTAATTGGGACTACCGTCAAGCGTACCAGAATGGTTTCCGCGCTTGCTTAAACGGAATAAGGAAACTAGTTGACCTAGACAAACAGGGACTACCTAAACAATGACCGAAGAGAACTTACTTGCCCCAGACCAGGGACAAGAACCAGACTATATCGCAGAGCTTACCGGACCTGGTAAGAAATTCGATCGCTCTAAGTATGCAGACGAAACAGAAATGTGGAAGGCCGTAGCTAAGGGCAAATATGAAGCAGACCGTTATGTTGCTTTCAAGGAAACTGAGTACGATAAATTATCTACAGACTATAAGACCTTGAGAGAAGACAGTATGGCCGGGGCCTCGCTGAAAGAGATACTAGACCAGTTAAAAGAACAGCAACTTGCAAGTAGCACTAATAACCAGATAGCGAACGAAGTTAAGACAGAGCCCGCTTTTGATCCTAGGAAGATTGAAGATTTAATTGAACAGAAGCTCACTGCTGCAGAGCGTGCGCGTAAAGAGAAACAAAACTTTGACTTCGTAAGGAACACTCTAAAGGAACAGTATGGTGAAAACCACCAAGCTGTTTTAAAGCAACAAATTGAAGAACTTGATCTCAACGACGAATACGTCAATGAGCTTGCCCGTACAAACCCTAAAGTGCTCTTGAAGCTTTTGGCAGTGGGAGAGCGTCGCTCGGAGAATTTCCAAGCTCCGCCACGTTCCTCTCAGTCTTCTTCGTCCTTCTCACCGAAGGTAGAGAAGCGAGATTGGAACTACTACGAAAAGATGCGCAAGGAAAATCCAGTTCTTTATAACAATCCGAAAACACAGGTACAGATGCACAAAGATGCTATTGCACTTAAAGATGCATTTGGAATACCTCAAGACTAATAAGGAAATTCTAGAATGTCGACTGGATTTACAGTTGGCACAAACGAACATCTGATTCGCTCTAATCTCTGGCAACGCCAGCTGAAAGAGCTGCTCTTGGATGATCTTTTTGCCATGCAGTTCGTCCGCATTCTGACCGATTTCCCGGATGGTACGACTCTTAACATTCCCAGCATTGGTGAAGCTGAAACCCAAGACTTTGTCGAAGGTCAGGCAGTTCGCTATACGCGTATGGACACGGGTAACTTTACGTTCTCGTTCGACCAATACAAGTATTCGGCTCACTCAGTGTCGGAGAAGTTCAAGCGGGATAGCTATTACGCTTCTGACGTAATCTCCTCGTTCGTTCCGTTACAGCATCGTGCTCT